CTTCTACAACGGTTGCCCCTGTACTTGTAAATAATATCATTAAAGTCAAATTTGAATCTGATATAGAACTTAGTGATGATGAATTTTACATCAATAAATTAGCAATTGAAACGGAATTAATTAAGAAGATTATGACCGAATTAAATATAAGTCCAGCAGAATTTACACTGGAAGCTTATCAAGGTTCAATTATGGCAATTATAGAACTTCTTGACGCAGACGAAGAAAAGGTCGAACAAACAAAAATCGCCATAAACGCAAATGCGAATATGAATTTGGAAGTTTCTATTGTAAACGAAAATGGAATAACAGTAAAAAACATCAACGTATCCAAGGACCTTAAAACACCAGCAGAAGTATTAAGTGTTAAACAAAGGGAAGCCTTCATTAAAGATAAAGTCCCGAATATTCATTTATCTTTATTAACTAAATACGCAACAACATTAGCACCGTCCACAACAAGTTCACCAAACATGAATAATAATTTAACCAATACAGTAGTACCAGTCACTAATGTATTCAAAGCAGTAGCCAGTGAAGCAGTAAATGTATTTAATAATATAGCAACAAACGTTAATGATAGTATTAATACTAATAATAATACTAATAATATCTTAACGGCATCTATTAATGATTTGATTAATAATAATATTTCACTTGCTAATTCTCCGAGTACAACAACTATGGCTCCTACTACTACTACTATAGCCCCTGATAATACGGTTGTTAATAAAGTTATGAATACTATTTTAAATGATATGCCTGAAATGAATAATACAAACAATTTAGCAAGTGTAAATGATATAGGTAGTTTATTGAATAATGTAGCATCGAATAATTTAGCATCGAATAATGTAGCATCGAATAATGTAGCATCGAATAATGTAGCATCGAATAATGTAGCATCGAATAATGTAGCATCGAATAATGTAGCATCGAATAATGTAGCATCTTTTTCAGAAAATCAAGTATATGAAGTTCAAGATGGATTACCAAAGGGGTTATATATGAATTATTATCCACATAATCAAATTGATGCCAAGGCAACAAAGAGAAGATTAAAAGAAATTGAACAAAAAATGGGAACACAATATAATGTCCTACCATACGATGCTTCATCATTAGGTAAATCGTGCGAATAATTATTTAATAAATAATATTAAATATAGTTATATATGTTTGCTAATATTAATTTAAAAGGCTTTCCTTTAGTAAATGTCGATTTATATGATATAGAAAAACCTAGTGATTTTTATGATTTTCTTAATTTTTGGGAAAAACTCCACGACAAAAATCAAGAGTATATTTTCCTTTTTAATACGGAGAATATGAGTATGCCATCTCCAAGTTATGCTATGAAAATTTCGGAATTCATAAAAAAAATGAAACAAAAACCATATAATCCCCTAAGTTATTCAATTATATGTGTAAAAGGAGCATTCATTAGAAATCTAGTTTCATTGGTTTTTAAATTTACTAGCCCAATGTCACCCGTCTATTTAGTAAAAACTAAGGAAGAAGGTCTTCAAGTATATGATGACCTATCAAAAGGTAAAGCAGTCACTTGTGCTAAAGTAATGCCATCACCCCCGAAAAAGGAATTGAGTCAATCTGGATTGTAATCAAATATTTTTCGTGATTGTAATCAAATATTTTTCGTGATTGTAATCAAATATTTTTATTACTATATTTTAATGAACCTATACTTCAATCTTGTTTTAGTTTGTTTGACAATACTAATTATTGTATTGTGCAATACCGAATATTTTTTAGTAGATGAAAATGACAAATCCAAAAATTTAAGAAAAATGGTTGGTAAAGAACAAGCAAGACAAAAATGTGACACATTGAAAGATGATCCCCAGTTTCCATCAACTCGCGATGATATTTATGATTCAAATATACTTTATAAATATTTTACCAATGGTATGTTTTCCAATTTACAAGCCATATACAAAACACCACAGGAAATTAAAAAAAATCCTAGATTTAAAAATAAGCCAATTATTAATAATCCGACTTATTTAGTTGGTGCTTCGAATGAAGGAACTACGGCTTTAAAGACTTGTGAGCCATGTACATATCAAAAACCATCACAAGCTTGTTTAGATAATGTTCAAATAATGGAAGACGATTATTGTCCCAAAATTTCACACTGTAATGGAATGCCTGAAATACCATATTCTAAATCATTCAAGAATCCGACCTTATTGAATGACAATATTCAATCTATCACTAAACAATTAGAACGTTTATCCAAAAAAAAGATTAATAATATGGATGAAAAGAATATATGTAATAAAAAAATGTGTTATATTAAAAATAATCCCGAATTTCAAGAAAGATATAGTGAATTTAATAGTATTTATAAAAAAGTTAATAGTAAAATTAGTAGTAATGAAAAACAAACTGGTTCAATAAGCCTCGACTTTCTTAATGATAGTGATGAAAATGTTTCCAATATGAAACAATTTTTAATAAATCCCATGAACATTTATTATTTCGATTTACCAGGCGTTATATATGAAGTTAAAAATAATGGATTAACATTAACATCTAAAACCAAAGAAGAAATTATAAACCGCACGTTAATTCCGGATATTTTAGTTAAAAAGGCTTTTGAAAAAATGGGAACTTATGTGGATGGAAGCGACGGTAAATATAAAATTAAAATAAGTGGAAATCAAGACGATGATATACACGTGCCATCACATATACTAAATTTAGGACTGGAACAAATGATTCAATTTAGTAAGGAAATATATTCTTGTTCTAGATACAGAAATGAAATAGAGTGTTAAATAATATTCATATATAAGAATATATAAGAATATATAAGAATATATAAGAATATATAAGAATATTATGTCGCAATTATATGCTTATTACAGTTCAACCCAAGAACAAAAAACAAAAATAACTTTTAACTATCAAGATATCAATAACCCTTCTAAATGTATTCTCTGTACCGAAGTTTCACATGTGCCTCCGAATGAATTTCTGACGAATTCTATGTTTAAAGACATCGTGTATAAAGGAAAGGTAAACATGGTTATCAATTACACCGATTTGACTTCGTATTTACTATAAATCCAGTTTTTATCCGTTTCGTAAATTTTCTTCAATTTAGGAACATTTTTGGAATATACCATTAATATATTGACCTTTCTCATTACAACTAATGGACCCAGTTTTTTTATCGCTTTCGCTAAACCATTAGTTCTTTCTTCTTTTGATAGATTGGTAATATTTTTATAGCCAAATTGTCCTAAAGTTCCAGAACGCAATAGTATAGGCTTACGTGTTTTTAAGTATTCTATTTGTTCCGGTGTTTTCTTTGTTTTAACACAGCGTGATGGATATGCTTTCTCCTTTCTAAAATACGCATTACGCAATATAGAGCCGGATTGACACGATTTCGGTCCTATAGGTGCTAATTTATATGCTCGACGGGTTTTTCTCTTTTTAGATGCCAATATTATTTTGTTTTCATTAGCTCGTTTCATTGACTTATTATAACGTGTGGATTTTATACAATTCGGTTTTACCGACTTTCCTTTTTTTGTTTTATATCCAATACGAACAATATGATTTTTAGGACATTTCATGTTTATAATTATAATAATATAATAAAAATATCGTTTTTTATTTATTTTTTATTATTATGGCTTTGAGAAATATCATTAATAGTTTAGATAATTACATTATTCACCAGAACTTTAATCATATATTATTACGAAACTTCATTTGTAAATTATTAAAAAATAGTAACACTATTTCCAAGGACACAACCTTACAAGAATTTAAATATAATCATCTTGAAAATACATACTCGAAACAAATAGTTCATAGAAATAAACTATATTCAATGGAAGTTATTTCGTGGGGACCAAATACCAAATCGCCTATTCATAATCACGCAGAATATGGTTGTTTTACGAAAGTGCTAAATGGTTCATTAAAGGAGAATTTGTATACACACGAGTTAGAATTTATTAAAGAAACACGTTTAGAACAATATGATGTATCCTATATACACAATAATATAGGTATCCATTCAATAGAAAATATGAATAAACTAGATATGAGTTATAGTTTACATATTTATTTCCCAGGAAAATATAATACTAAATATTATATATTAAAATGACTTCTAATGGAGATGTAAGTAAAGGATTTGGGGCTTTAGCCGCATTGCCAGAAGAATTATTAGTAGACGTAACAAAAAAGGATTGTAAAGGGTGTTGTGACGGTGAACAATCTAATTCTTCGGATTCGGGAATAGGAACCGAAACAGAAAGCGAAAGCATAGAACGAAAAAAACGTGAGAAACGTGAGGAAAGTGATGAATCTTTTGTCGATACGCTTACATCTAGTAGCGGCAGTAGCAGCGGAAGAAGCGGAAGCAGCGGAAAAAGCGGAAAAAGCGGAAGCAGCGGAAAAAGCGGCAGCATCCGCACGGAATCGGGCAAAACAATAAAAGATTATAAATCTCTTACTATTGGGTCACTGGATTTAGGTACATCAGGAAACGATTGTCCGGATCAAGATAAAATAGAAGAAAAAATTAGAAATAATATGCCTAAACCAGATATTTTCTTTATACAAAATAAAAAAGGTAACAAAAGAGTTTTTAAAGAAATATACACGAATGAATTTAATGCTAAAGATGATACCAGTTCAAAACAAGTTTCTGTTTATTCCAATAGATTTTTAGACGGTACAGGTAGAACAAAAACCGCAAGTGCTTCTGCTCCGCCTCAACCCGGAATTCTTTATTTTACTAATGATAAATATACGATTGCCAATATACAATTAAATTCAGAAGTTTATAAAACGGAAATTAAGGAAATTTTGAAAAATAGTACAAAAGACAATCTTACTAAATATAATGATAAATTTAAAACATACGAAACTGAGCTTAACAAACTAACTCAGGATATAAAGAACTATATTAGCACGAATGGAAACCAAGTAGCCGACAATAGATACAAGTCTGAACTTGCTAAAAAAAATGACGATAAAAATAAATTTCTTTTGAAGAATTTACCTGGAAACCATAACAAGTCATTATTTACTGAAATTAAAAAAACAAATCCTGATGTAATTATAGGTAATTTTCAGGATATTATTAAAGATAACGGACATTTTATAAAAAGAATCAATCCGGAAATCGCTCAAAAGGTTTTCGATTCTTTAAAAAAAACTAAAACCGTCGATGATGTAAAACATTTATTTAGTGGAATATCTAATGCTAGAATAAAAAAAGCATTCGTGGGTGGATCGGCGATACTTGACTTGTTCCCAATGGGTACGAATCTTGGTATCTCTAAGGCTTCTGGAGGTAAACAAAGGTCTACCAAGGCTTCTGATCACAAGAAGACGGCTTCCACGGATTCCACGACTGTCAAGCAGACGACTTCTGCTTCCACGGCTTCCACGGCTGCTTCCACGACTCCCACGGCTGCTTCCACGACTCCCACGACTGCTTCCACGCCTTCCACGGCTGCTTCCACGCCTTCCACGGCTGCTGCCACGGCTTCCACGCCTTCCACGCCTTCCACGGCTGCTGCCACGGCTCCCACGGAAGCTGCTGCCACGGCTCCCACGGCTGCTACCCCGGCTCCCACGAAGTCTGTCAAGAAGCATTCCGAAATACAAGCATTGGAAAGGACCGGGTTACAATCAGACGGGGACCCACAATTAACAGACGAGGCTAAAAAGGTTATTAATAATTACTATACATATATAAAAAATTTCTTTGATAAACAAGGTTATAATGTTATTGAAAATACATTTTTTTTAAAACCGAATATAGGTATAGTTAATCCACAAGTATCTAGTCACCCTTTCGGTAAACTAGACGATAAAGATTGTTATGGTAAAATAGCACACAATAATCCGGTTTTTATTACACTACCATATGATGTACGTGATAAAAAAGGAAAACAATTAGGATTAGGTAACCCACAACAAACTAAAACACAAGTACCAAACCAATTAGTACCAGTGCAACCGACAGTGCCAAAGCCATTGCCCGTGCCAAGGACAAAGCCAAAGCCATATAATTTAGTGGAATTCATATTTAAATTATTGAAAAAAATGCCTGAAAATCAAAAACCCAAAACTGATTTAATTAGTTTCTTATTTCAATTATTAAATCCACCCATAAAAATATGTCACGAAGAATACTTGAATAAAATCGCGGCGATCCCACAAGTGAACCAAACAGTGAACAAAGTGAACCAAGAAGGGAACCAAACAGGTAACAAAGAAGGGAACCAAGGGAACACAGGGAAAAAAGATAACCTGAAAATTCTTGGTTATGGTGGTTCCGTTGCAACACCAAAACAAGCTCTTCAGGTAATGTCAACTAAAACTAATACTAACAATAATTTCATTGTTTTTAAAAATATTTATAACACCGAAGAATATTTTTTAGTAATAAATAATAAATTAGAACAAAGTGTTATAAAAAACTCTAACAAAATTTCCCCCATATGTGTAAGAATATCAATAAAAAATAAAAAGAATATACAAATAATCACAAATTTAAATGAAAAAAATGTTGAAACTAATGATGTAATAATATATGGCTTCAAACCTGAAACTGAAACTGAAACTGAAACTGAAACTGAAACTGAAACTGAAAAAATAATAGGAAAATTTATAAATTATTTACAAGGGGATGATGTTGTAATTTACACAAAAAATGATAATAATAATAATAACCGCATAAATTCAATAAACTGGTTGCCATTAGGAGAACCTGAAAAAATAGAACCACGTGTTGAATTAAAAGATAAAGCTATGAAAGAGCATTTAGATTTTGAGGAAATAAACCGCCCTCCTCCTCTTTGGTATGGAGGTTCTATAGTTTTAACTAAACAAAATTTAGAAATAAACGCTAATAAATTATCAGACTTAGTAAAAAAAGATAATGAAACCACCTCTTTACTAATATTTAAAATTTATAATATAAAAGATACGGGTGATTATATTTTGATTGCAAAAATCATGAATGGTTCTTTGATTTATTACATAAAATTTAATGAAGATAATACAGCTAGTATCGAAAATATAAATATAACAAACATTGAAGATATTAATGAGTTAACAATTAATTCTAATAATGATAATACTATTACGAATGCTAATAATATCTATGATTTAGTGAGAATGGGAATGAATAAAACGGGTATACCAATGGGTAATGGTAATTCTCCATTAATACTTACCCACACAACGAATAAAGAAAATAAAATAATTGAGCTCCCTTCTCCAATCATGTTAGACGTTTCAAACGAAACAGATGATATGAAGAAAATAAATCAAATAAATTATATTCTAAAAAACATCAAAGTAGTAGTTTTAGATTTTGATTTGACTATTTCAGATAATCATACAGGAGGACATCCTTTTATAGACAAGGTTTACTTAATAAATCAATTATGGAAAACTATATTTAAAAATTTAAAAGAAAGGAAGATAGATATAGTAATTAACACACGAGGAATACAATCACAGGTAAAAGAGGTTATGAATACTCATTTCGGGGAATTTGGAATAGAAGTTTATGGGGCAACAGATGAAAAAGATATAGGTGACGGTAATAATAAAAAAGATAATGAAAGATGGGCTAAGCTAAAAACAGAATATATTGATACCTACATAAAAGAAAAAAATATAGAAAAAAATATAGAAAAAAATCAAGTATTATTTCTTGATGATACCCCCCAGAATATTCAACGCGCATTCAAAGAAGGGTATATATATAGTTTTTATCATAATCCAATACCAAAAACAAACTCAAAAGAAGCACAATTAGCAACAAAATTAGCTAAAACCATTGCTACTATTTTAGGAATAGATATACCCCAAAGTGATGAATATTTTACGAAAGAAATTGGACAACTAGCAATAGAAGGTTCGACACATAACCAAGAGACCACAACAGGGACACTAGTTCCAAAGAGCAATGATCCACCATCAACAAATTTAGTTAAATATATATATGATTTATTGAAAAAAAAAACCACAGTGACCACATCAGGGACATCGAACCAAAACGTGAACACATCAGGGAACCAACCAGCAAGACAATCTAACATGGCAATAAGACCAACACTAGATTTTAAAGAGCAAGATTTGGTTAACTTTATATTTGAATTATTGGAAAAAAAATCTATAATTGACGAACCATTATATGATAATCTGGAATACGGTTCAACACCAGATTTAGTTGGATTTATAATGTCTTTATTAGGAAAAAAAACCGACCGTCCAATAATTAAAACAGATGAAATTAAATATTGCGAAGGAGAAGAAGATAATACAACTGGTTCAGGAACTAGTCCATCTAAGGGGATTTATGTAACAGCTGTACAATCATATCCAAATAATTTAGTTGGTTTTATATTTTCATTATTGGAAAATAACTCAAAATTAGTAGAACCAGATTCTACATATGTAGAGGATGTACATTCTGACGTTAATCAAAACTACTCACAAGGAGAAAATAATACATATGCACCTGTTGAGTATGCTAGTGAAAATGATATATTGAACCATGCATTAGACCCTGAATTGCCAGCCAATGATAATATTTTATATCAACTTAACCCTAATAGTTTGGAGGATATTTTTCCTAATTAAAATTAATAATAGTAATCCCTAATTCCTTCGCTTTCTTCATTTTACTCGATAATTTGCTAGTATCTTTGACTACCAAATAATCGGTATTTTTAGTTAGTGTGTCTTGAACACTATGTCCTTGTGATTCAAGTTTTTCTTTATATGTTTTGTCGCGGAATCCACTAAATACATATATTTTACCGGTTTTAGCAGGTTCCTCCATATTTTTGATTTTTAAATAAGGGTGATTTTCCAGAAAAACGCGGAAATCATCCAATCCATTCAATATTTTCTGTGAAGTCAAATCGGAATATCCACTAAGTTTATTCAGTTTTTCCAGTGAAAGATTGTGTACGGGTTCGTGAAACAAAGGATATTCTTTTTCAATTACATTCAATTTCCGGAGACCCATACTTTCACCAAAACACAATGACGCATGTGCTAATTCCGGAACACTATATGCTTTATTAATCAATTCGATTAGGCTTTTCAGCAAATTTTCGGAACTCCTCTTTTGAAACCCTGGAATTTTCATTAGATCATCATAGGACAAATGATATATACTATTAATAGTATTAAACCCGTGATTATACAGTCGTTCAATAATACCCGGTCCAGTTCCGTTGATACCTAGACTCTTAAAGAAATGGGTTAATATTAAAGTCGAATTCGCCTCTTTTGCGTAAATGTTGATTCGGGATTCATTCCATGCGTAATCTATACTTGGCATTAGTGGTGCCGAACTTGGCTGTATAATGTCCACAATACATGGAATAACTTCACCGCTTAATACTACACGAATGATGGATCCTTTATTAATTTTATTGTCTTTGATATATTTGGCGTGTGTTCCAGTGGCAAAATTCACGGTACTTTGATTGAGTTTCACGGGTTTAAATTTAACACGAGGAACTATTTTATTGTGTTTGGAAACGTTCCAAATTACATCGAGGACTTCGGTAACTTGACCGAGACCATTGGATTTAAATGCGAAACTATAATCGGGATTTTTATCATTATTGCGTGGTTGAATTTTATTACTACTAATAATAATTCCATCTATATCATATTCGGATTCATTACGGTATTCTAACAATAGGTCTTTCAATTGTGTCATTGCTATTTTTCTAGACACTATTTTATGTTTCACGGTTTTCATGGCGAGTTTCTGCGAATACATTAGTTGTTGTTCTATGTTTAAATTGGGGTCAATGACTTCAAATACTACGAAATCTAGTTTCACATTGTAGTTATTATGTTTAGATGCTACAAGGGCATTCACGAGACTTCGCGATGAAGCGTATTTGTCGCTATGAACCTCAAAGTTTTCTTTACTAATAATTAATTCTCCTCTAAAAACAATATCTTCATTTATATTTGGTAATTCCATGTATTTTAGAAGACTGTTGATATACTGTCCAACGATTCCATTACCCCTTGAATATAGTTCTAATTTCCCAGTTTTATGACAAATAAGGAGGCCAGAAATTCCGTCTAATTTGTCGCTTATAATGTACTGGCTTTCTGTGCTATATTTCTTGAACCAATGATTAATTTTTTCTGGTGTTTTGAATTTATTCATACTTCCCATGTAATAGGGTAAGGTGACCTTTTCGTGTGCGGCATTTTGACCGACTTGTTTAAGCAAACTATTATTGGGGTCGGTTTGTTCCAATAGTTCAATAGCCATATCGTAATAATGGTCATTCATAAATTCTAGGGTTCCGTTGAAGTAAGCTTCGTTGGCTTTTTTTATCCATGTTTCCAATGTTTCCAGTGGGATTTCGTTGGGTGCTTCGTGTAGGCGTTTGAAATCCATGGTCTAAATACTATATATATATGTTTACTTTTAATTTATTTAAATCAATACTTTTGATTTATTTGAATCAATACTTTTGATTTATTTAAATCTATTTTGATTAACTAAACATAAGATAACAAGATGAAAACTTTAACTTTATTAATACTATTGTTAGGGGGGTTCCATGCTTCGCGTTCGAGTTCGCGTTCGAGTCCAACAATCTTAATACATGGTATTGCAAGTTCCCGAGAACAATTAGAGCCTTTTGCGGAACGGCTTAGGGACAATAATCATATTGTATATAATGTTGAAATCGGAAAAAATGGGTTTCTAGATAGTATTTTTATGAATATGAATAAGCAATGTGAATTATTCAACCTAGAAATAGAAAAATTAAACATTAGTAATGAAAAAATAAATATAATTGGTTTCAGTCAAGGCGGGCTAACAAGTCGGTGTTACGTTGAAAAATATTCACATATAACTAAAAACGTTAGCAAATTAATAACAATTGGAACGCCCCACGACGGTATCTATTATGAAACATGGCCATATGATGGATTAATAAAAGAAGAATATACCAAAGATCCATTTTTATATGAAAAGTATCTCGAAAAAAACGATTACTTAGTTTATCTAAATAATGAAAAAAATCACGAAAATAGTCAAGTATATAAAAACAATATGAAAACCTTGGATTTATTTGTAAATATTTATTCAAAAAGCGACGAAGTGATTGTTCCGTACCAATCGTCTTTTTTTGAATTCTATAATATTGAAAAAGCCGAAACCTTGGGTATTTTGGAAATACAATGTTTCAATGAATCCCAACAATATACCCGTGATTTATTGGGATTGAAATACTTAATAAACCATAATAAATACACAAAACATAATATTGATTGTAGTCACGATAAGTTTAAGGAAAGCGAAGAATTAATTGAATTTATCTATGGAATTCTCTAGAAGCACGGGCTATTTTATTGGATAATTCAAGAATACGGTTTTAGTTTCGTTGGAATATCCACATTTATAATCATCTAACCCAACTGAATAATTGTCTAAATTATTCAATCATAATCGAGACGGATTGTGTAATAATTGTTATTATATGATGAATTAAAAGGACTTGACGGTTTGTTTTTTAATGTTACAACATTTCCATCTGTTGTAATATCAAATAAATCATTATTTTCAGGTTGCCAATTTGAATATGTTGATGATATAATTCTTAGATTTTTATAAGAAGATCTATATGGTGTAATAGTTGTGGTTGAACCAATTACTTGATTATCTAATTTTATTGTTACATCTTCATAATTAGTGTTTGATGCTGGATTTGTAGGCGCTGGATTTGTAGGCGCTGGATTTGTAGGCGCTGGTGGTGAAATATTAATGGGCTTATCATTAATAGTAAATTCATTATTTTCTAATTTTAATCCATTGAAAAAACTAAGGGCTAATTCTAATTGATCATCACTTATTGAACTTGCTTGAAAGTGCTGAAAATTAAAACGTAAATAACTTAATACATAAATTATTATAATTAATAAAAAAAGAATTAATGCTATTTTGCTCATTTAAATATATTGTATATATTTTTATCATTAAACGACTGTTAAACGACTGTTAAACGACTGTATCTTCATCTGTATTATTTGTTCCATTTACATTACAATTTATCTCCACTCCATCTAAATAATATTTATCATCTTCGAAGGTTAATTTTTGAAAAAAACTTTTTATTGTATTCGTTTTTTCTATGTCGGTTTTTAGGGTTGAATATCCCGTTTCTGGAACAAACCTTTCTTGTTTTTTTTGATACAGTGTATAAACTATTAATAAAATGAATACTATTAATAAACCAATTTCAATATTCATATTATAATATAATTATAAAAATTAATCACAACCGAATTGTTGTGTGCCTATAATAAACTTCCCGTTTTCAAATTTGAGATTTTTTATAAAATTATCAATGAGTTCCTTTTTAGCGGTTGTTATTTCGGGTGTCGAATCGGTTCCTGGCTCACCTTTAAGACCAGTATTTCCTTTTATAGAAGCGTCTTCAGGGTCGCAAGATTGATATTTTTCTTTGTAGTCTTTTATTACTAAAAAAATTACAATAAAAATAATAATTATTAATATACATTGTAAACCTTGATTCATATAATATATTATGTATATAAATATTTATTAAGGTATATGAATTTTTATTTATTAAGGTATATGAATTTTTATTAAGGTATATGAATTTTTATTTATTAAGGTATATGAATATTTATGTCCCATACTGAGTTAAATGTATGATAATCACTCCCACAACTATAGCGTTGCTTACAATCGGGATTACTGAAACATGAATAATGTAGTGTTTTCTTTAATTTTATTGGTATCCGTCCCCATATAAATACAAGTGGGTTTTTTATGCTGGTGCTGCTGCTGCTGCTGATATTTCTGCTGCTATTTCTGCTGCTGCTTTTTGTAGGTCAATCGCAACTTGTTTTTCTTCTTCGGCGGTTTGCTTAATTCCCTCGGCAGTTGCTATTATTTCGTCTTCTGTTGCTATATTGTCTTCATAGTTATTCTTAATACTAGTTTGTGTTTCTATTATTACATTTTGTTCGTCTATTATTCCATTTTGTGTGGTTATAATTCCATTTTGAGCGGTTATTATTGCGTCTTGTGTGGCTATTTTTGCTATGTAATCGAGTTTTTTTACATTTTCAGCATTCATCTTTGTAGTCCATGAGCCCGTGGCCCGATACATATTGGACCAATTCCTATTATTCGATCGTATGGTCACCTGTTCATCAATGAGTTTGTCTATATGCAATTGACCAAAGTAATCTGGACCCCCTGCCCAATCAGGTACATTCCTTTGTTTATCTAAATCGTTGATCTTGTTGTTTGCTGTGGTAGCTACACCTGCGTAGTGCATGTACATATTATAATTACTATCCTTAACAGCTTTGTGACTGGCGTAGTCCTTAATCGCTTTGTCTCTTCCTGCTATTGCTGCTGTTTTCGCTGTTAGTGCGGTGGCGCTTGTTGCTTCGGCTTCGGCTTTTGCTATTTCAGCTGTTTGTTTGATAGCATTTGCTTCATATAGTTTGGCAACCGCGCCGTCCAGTCCACTTACTGATACGGTTTTTCTGGCATTAGCCTCGTCTATTATTCCATTTTGTTCTTCTATTATTCTATTTTGTTCGTCTATTGTATTTGCTAGTACTTCCGTAGCCGTCAATGGTTCTTGGTAATTATATAAGCTGTCTAAATAACTAACTATATGTTGGTCTCCAGGATTTTTTCCTGGGTCTCCTTTGGGTCCAGTGGCTCCTTTGATATATGTATAATCTATATTTTGTATTCCGCTACTTATTTCATTTTCATATGAAATAAACGGAGCATAATCATTATTTTGGAAATGTTCTTTATCTGGTTTATTGAACAGTATAAACAATGTAATTAAACTAAATAGAATTATAACTACTATTGATTTGATATTCATATTATAATATATTTATAAAAAATATATTTATAAAAAATATATTTTATTTACAAGACTTTACCAGGATTTCCTTGTGGTCCCTTTTCTCCAGGATTTCCCTCACACACGACTTCTTCGTAACTTATTAAGTCTTCTAAGGGAATCAGTTCTTGGAACCGTTCATATTTAAAAACACTTATCATTAAAATTAGAAGTACTATTATTAATAAAACTATATTAATCATACTATAAATTAAATAAATAAATAAATTTAATAAATTTAATAAATTAGAATTTGTAAACATACGGTAAACTGTTTGGATATTTCCGGTTTTCATTATAGTAAATATCACTGGCACTCAAAGGATTCGATAACTCTTTTTCTAATTGTTTATCATAATCTAAGTTGTATGAATCATCATTTATATTTAGATCCTTCACATTATCGCTACATTGAGCATATGGTTTTTCTACTGGACCATTATATTTTAATACATATGGTTCGCCAGCATATTCTTTCATTGTGTCATAATCAATTAAACTGGCACTGGTTAGTTTATCACTCGTATATTTAAAAACATTTTCAGGGGTAAATAACAAATCGCGACAAGTGAATCCCTCGAAATTTCCGAGGATTACTAAAAATATCAATAATATAACTAGTAGTAAATTATTAATCATAGTTAATATAATCATATAAAAAAAATTAATTAAAATCTAAAGTGACATTATGTTCCATTTTATTAACATATTTAGTGGCACAGGCTGATAATTCACGACGTTTTCTTTTTGATTTAACTTTGTTAGATGTCGGTGTCATTTTCTTGGTATTCTTTCTAATATTTTTATTCATATCTTTTTCTATTTCTTTAAGATGAACATCGATATAATCAATGATTTCATTTTCTAGGGCCCACTTGAAAAAGTTCAATTGTCCTATGGTTGTCGTTAAATATTTATCTTTGTCGTAAATATATTCTATACGCGACCGTCTACAAAAAGGGTCAAATTGTTTTTTAGAAAATGCTTTCAATTGATTTTTATATGACAAATAAACAATAAACTGTGATTGTTTACTACTCAAATAATAACTAATATTGTTTTTTTTTGAATAATTTGTTACAAACCAATCAATAATACGTAGTGATATTTTGTTTTCACCATTTAATATTGGTATAATCCGTTTTATATTTTTTTTAGTTGAAAAAAAATCATTTATCGGTTTCATTAGTAGTCCTTGTTTTCCTGTTAAAGACATATGCGAATTAATTAA